TTAGTCATCTGGATAAACTTTTGTGCCGTTATTCATAAACACCACAGTAAATTTATCAGTTTTGAATTGTTTGTTTAGTTTACGACACAGGTTTCTTGCATGACCTGGATTACTGAAACTAGTCTTTTTATATTTGGGAACAGCTTCACTATCCAAGTAATGCTGGCTTTTTAAGTTGATAGATTGACCGTCATAAAACACAGCCCATATGCCTGCGGCTTCTACGATTTGGTCACACTTATATGTTGTCTTATCAACAATTTCTAATATGACTTTGGGCTGTGTTCTGCTCATTTAAAACTACCACCTCGCATGACTACTTCTATTACTTCGTCAGTGCTACCTTTACTTTGTTTTTGGTCTAATAAAAATGTCATTATCTCATCACGCAACAATCTTGCGTCTTGTAATGGCATTGTTACATCTTTGGCATTCTTGCTTTCTGCCAAATTGATTCTATCCATCAATCTTCTAATTTGATTCATAAGTTATTTATACTACTATTTACCTCGTCCTCAGATTTGAAGGGGCCAATGTATTCATAACGCTGAACAAAGATATATTTAGGGCAAAATGTTGCTACATACTCTGATCCTTGCTTTAACGCAAACCATCCTGCAACATGAAAACATTTACTTTTTGGTGTCTTTGTAAAGATATGTAACTTGCGTTGTACATCAAAAAAGCTATTGTAAATGCGATTACCTGAAGTTGGAAAGACAGCGAAAGGAGGAGTCTTGACCTCTTGCTTAGTCTTTATTGTCTTTTCAAATTCAATATTTGCTTTCTTTTCGATAGCCTTTGTAGTGTTGTAATGTTCGATGTTATTTCCGATCTTTACATCAAACCCACTTCCTTCAGCAATTACATTGCCTATTTTCTTTTTACCATCGGTGATTACCCAGTATTCACCTTTGATGATTGGTTTAGCTTTCAAGTTCATCATGTTCATCCTTTGTTAATTTATATACCATCATAAACTGCTCGTAGGCAAGTTTTACTGCTGGTACTTTTAGCATCTTATCTGCTTCTTCTGCTAGTTTTTTAATCACTTCTTCTGCCGCGCCCCGTGCAGAGGGCCACTCAATTAGTGCAGCCTTATCACCGAATGTGTTTTTAAAAGCATTCCATGTTTCTCTTTGTTCATCGGTGATATTCCACTCATGTGGTCGCATTTCTGTTGCTTTTAGAATTGCACTACTAAGTGCATCTTCACCGTACTTAGCCGCGGCAAGAACCGGAGCAAAGGCCGGATCAATATTGTGGTAGTATGAAGTAGTACCGGGTGATACATGTAAAATCATATGTTTACCTTTTGGTAAAGCATAATGTATATCACTATCATATTCACGAACAGGTACATATCTACGACCTACCTTTTCGTAAAATATTTTCTTACTCACCTAGTTTCTCCCACATATAATCTTTTTCTCTGACACATGCTACTGGTTTGAGATAGCCATCAGCCAGTGCCTGGTGAATCATTAAACTCATATTAATAGGACACATGTCTGATATTTCAATATATGCCCTAGGAGACTGTTTGATACCGTCGGTAATGTAGAAGTCACTATCGCCTTGACGAATCTCTCTAATCTTAGTGTCGTTTACAACAAAGGTCATTTCTTTAATTCGTCCCACATTAATTTCTTAGCACGGGCATCTAGTTCTGCCTTCTCAAGTTCAAGCATATCAAATGCCATGATATTAATCCACTTAGCTACAGCTTCTTTGCCCTGCTCGGTCAAGTGACAGTAATCTCTACTAACACTACTATGATAGTAAAGATTTTTGTCTTTGATAATCTCAAAGAGACCAGCGTAGATTTGTTTATGAAGAATGTGATTCATGTATTTGGCCTTTATATGGGCTATTAAGCCACCGGCTATAAGTTTCAGCGTTGTCAGAAATTTTGTTAAGTTCATATTTACCACATAGTTTCATTAAGTGAATACCAACCTGAGGTACTGTTGTTGTGCGTACACCTTCTTTAATTGTTTGGTCAACTTTCTGTTTTATTTCATCTGGCTGTGCTGTTAAGTCGATGAGGGTTTTGTTAAGTTCATAAGCGTCCTTGACACGAATTTCTTGGTTGTCATGGTCTGTCCAACGCTGGAGCATAAAGTTATTCCACTTAAATCCCTTATCATTTCTATCTTCGTAGGCTTCTTTAATACCCACTTTGTTCTTTGTTCCGACTTCTCTAACGCCCGGGTAAGCTGAGAATACATTATCGCCTGCGTCACCGCGAATGATTTTCTTAAACAAAAGATATTGAGGATCCTCAAGTAGTTTAGGTTCTTTTGTAGTTTTGTTAACAATCAATTTGTCCTTATCATTAAAGTATCCATTGATGGTGACGAGTTCATTTGTGACACCATTGTATTGGAACACGTTATCAGCAATAAGCTGAACATAATCGGAATCAGTACTAATAATATAATGCGAATCATTTGGATGTAAGTGAATAAATCGTGCAATCAAATCATCTGCCTCTGCTTCAGGATGACGCAAGACAGAACAGTTAGTTTTCTCTTTAAGATAATTTGTGAAAGTCTCGTATGTTTCCCAGAACATTTCTGATTCTTCTTTTTCAGCCTCAGTCAATGCTTGTTGTGCAACAGCACGATGTGCCTTATAACGAGGATAAATTGACTTACGCCAGGATTTACCTTCTAAGCAGAATACAACATGGTCAATACCAAACTTGCGTACAATCTGATTTGTACTAGCGAGTGTCAAGTGTAAAGCCATTCCGATCTTCTCCCAAGTGTCGCTATTGCGTGATGCAATGTGACGGGCACGGAAGAATGTGTTTGCTGTGTCTATTAATGCGTATTTCATGCGTAAATTATACTACTATTTTGCGTTTTTTGTCAAGTTTTACTTCGTCTAAAAAGTAATCTGGGTTAATTTCTATGTTTTTGAACAGTCCTTGATTGTCCAAAGTAAAAGGAATGAACTTTGATTTTACCTTTTTGATAGTTTCGTATGGATACTCAACGATTGCAGTTTCGACAAAGTGTTCCAAATCTTTAAGTTCCACTTTAGCATCGGGGTCAAACCATTCTAGTTTCTCATCGCTGAAAAGGTCACTAAGTTTATCTTTCCATTGATTCTTAACATAGCGTTCTAAGTTTCTAATCTCACTATATTTTCCATAGTATAAATTGCAAAACTGTTGAGGTGCATGTACAGGTCTAGAATATTCAATCAACCTATCGTATGGGTCTTGTCTTGATAATATCCCAAACCCAAGCACAAGAGTTTGTGCTTGGATAATGTTATAGAACCAACCAGTATCAGAGGGTATACTTGTTGCTAATGTCATGGCGAATACTCAATGGAAGAGAATCGTAAATATCAAAAGTCACAGTAGTTGATGGTGAATGAGTGAAGTCATTTACATTTCGTGTGACAAAATGTTTACCATTCAACTTTTTGTAGATTTTCTCTACAATAGCCAATGCACAATTGTGCGGTGGGCTACCTGGTGTCTTTTTAATTTTAACACAATAATCTTTGTATGCCGCAACCGTTGCAGACTTCAATTCAGGCATGCTAGTAAATAGTGTTTTGATAATAGCATGAAGTTCATCCATGTAATCATCAAATGCTTTGCCTTTTACTTTTTGATTTGCACCAATAAAGTCTCTGTAAATGTGACCATAGAAACCGAACATACTAGCATCATTATGACCATTCCAATATTTGTTATTGGTTCGCATAATAAATTCAAATTCTTCCCAGCTCTGGGCTTCATACTTCATCACGGTTTCAATGTGACCTAATGTACCTACTTGACCCAATTGTGCATGACCTTTCGGCAATGGAACAGAATTTGTTTCTACTAGCAACAATTGCTTTTCATGTGCAAGTTTATATTTGCCATCAGGTCCTTCATTGCCATAGAATACATAACTACGGTCCTCAACACGATGGTAGTCATACGGTCCCCATGCTTTAGAACCTTCACCATTACGATACAAAGCTGCCAATGCCGCAAAAGATTCGTCATCTGTTTCAACGATGTAGGCATTAACTTTGAACTCGTCCCAGTTTGTAGGGTCTAATGTTTCACGCTTACCTGTCTTTGGATTAGTAAAAGACCACAAGCCTGCTTTAGTAATAGCGGCAATTGTTTCAAGTGTGTGCATACTATCAAACACCAAAACATGTTTAGTACCTTTCAACTTAACTACATAAATTGGGCTAAGTAGTCGAGGGTCAAACTTTTCTAAAATCTCAATACAATGAGGTACATCTAACAGTCGTTGAACTTCCTCAGGAATCAGAAATTCTTTGATAGGTAGTTTATCAAAGTATGGCATCAAATCTAAATCGAATGTGATGTTATTTGCTAAATTAAAGTCAACTAGTTGTTTATACTTTTTAACTTCAAGCAATTCACCAGTAACTGGGCGATTAACTAAATCTTCTTTTTTCTTGGACAATGGATCGTCAATTTTACTCAAATCAATTTTTTGACGATTTGGCTTCCAAACAAGTTTTGTCTTTTTAGTCACAGGTAGTCCCTTCGCTGGTGCAGTTGTTTGCTTTACTTTAGCTATCATGTTTACTCA